AAGGACACGGGGCTGCGGTCTGTGCTCGTATGGGGCGAGCAGGGCATTGGCGATCAGATCATTTACGGGTCTTTGCTGCCAGCGGTTCGCGAGCGCACTGATCATGTAACGGCGATGGTTGACCCCCGGTTGATCTCTATTTTCAGCCGGTCGATGCCAGACATTGTGTTTCAGTCTCAGATGGACAAGATCCCGAAGGATCGACATGACTCGCACTTGCCATTTGCGTCGATTGGGGGCCATTTCATTCAAGAGGTGGATGACATCCCCCGTCACGTTAAGTCGCCCTTTCTGAAAGCTGACCCTGACCGTGTAGCGCAATTGAGAGTAGAGTTGGGTATTCAGCCGGGGGACTTTGTGGTGGGGCTATCGTGGTTAAGCACTGCGATGAAGATTGGCCCGCACAAGAGCATTCCGCTGGTCGAGTTGTTACCAATTATCAACGGGCCTAACAGGAAAATCGTCAATGTTCAGTACGGCTTCAAGAAGTCTGACACAGACCTCTTCAACGCAGAGCATGGCACCAACATCCTTACCTCTTCGGTGGACTTATGGAAAGACTTTGAGGGTCTCGCCGCACTGCTCATGGTCTGCGATGTTGTCGTGGCGGTCAGCAGCACAACGGTGCATTTGGCCGGAGCACTTGGGCAGCGGGTCTTGCTCATGGATGCCAACAAGCTGTGGTATTGGGGAAACAAAATTGGCGATACGAGCGCGTGGTATCCAAGGACGAAGATTTTTCAGAGAGAGAACATGATTTCTCCTTGGAATAAAGTGGTTGATTTAGTTAGAAGTGAAGTGGAGTTTATTCAAAATGAAAGAGGGTAAAGATGCCGTCCGAGAATACCTTGCGACTATCGGAAGCCGAGGTGGCAGCGCTGCTAGAGGAGCTAAGAAGCGACGTCCAAAGGAGCACTATAAGCGAATGGCAAAGCTCAGCGCCGCCAAGCGACGAAAGAACAAGCGATCCCGTGAACCCGAGTCACTACAAGAAGGGCGGGATTGAGTGTATTGATGCCATACGGTCGATGCTGACTGAGGAGGAATGGCGGGGTTTTCTGAAGGGTACAGCTATGGCGTATATCTGGAGGCTTGGGCATAAGGATGCCCCCGAGCAGGACGCTAAAAAGACGTTGTGGTACGTCTCATGGCTTGCCAATCAAGATCCGAGGGGGTAAGATCCCCCTGTGCTATCTCGTGACACTCTCCTGTAAATCAGGTTGCCCCGGAGTTGAGCGAAAGTTCCTCCGGGGATTTTTTTGTCATTTTGCCCTGACACGATAAACGCGGCGATCCCGTCCGGGGCCATTGGCCTTGATGACTTCTTCCACAATGTCGCCTGCCTCTAGAAGCGTTTGCAGGATCTCGTTGCGGTCGCGGGCTTTCATGCCTTGGAGCGACTTGGCGAGTTGAGTGCTGCTGGCTCCGAGGTCGCCTTGCTTGCGGATGAAGTTCAGGATGCGTTTGTGCGAGGCTTCGGTTTCGTTCTCTGAGATTTCCCGCACGAGCAGATCCTCGGTGTAGTTGAAGCTCCAGCGGCAAAAGTCGTTGGCCATTTTGAAGACTTCTAAGGTGACGATAGGGCTAACCGGGTTGCGTGCGATGGCTTCGATCATGGCGACTTTGATAGTCATTTCGGAGAAACGCACCCAGATATGTTCGTCCTTGCGGGACTGTTGGGTTTGCCATCTCTTAACGACTTCGTACTCCGTGAACGCTTCCTTATCCCACATGACCGGAATGGGTTCGACTGATGCGTTAGGGATCATTACTTGGTTACTCAGGTTCCCTGCATTAGGCGGGACAACTGCGTAGGAGTCTGCAATGTCCTTGACCAGTTCTTCTGGCGGCGGAATGCGGGCCGGGACGCAGGAGTCTGGGAAGTCTTCAAAGGGCGGCACAAGCAGGATGCGCGACATCGTGCCGTTATCCACCATATCGTGGTTGAGTGCCGGGATCAGCGTGCGCGGGGTTGTAGTGCCAAAGAAGTTGAAGTTAGGCTGATTGATGTCGAAGCGCACACGATTGGTTGAATCGGCGTATTCCTGTCCGTGATAGATACCGTTGCTGCTGGAGTAAATCTCAAGCAGGGTTTTGATGATGTCGCGTTGATGGCTTGCAGCGTTCTTGGCGGTCAGGCTCTGAAGGTACAGGCCCATTTCGTCAAGGTGGCTGATGCGCGAAGGGAAGTCGAACAGAGTGCGTAGGATGGCGACGCCTGAACTGAAGCGATCCCCGCAGATCAATTGATTAAGACTTGCTGCAATCATCAACTCTTTGACGCGCTGCCGGGAGTGGTCTTTACCTGCTCCGGGTTTGGCAACGGCGATTGCGAACAGGTTGCAGCGTGTGCCGAGATCGGCCATGGCGTACCGCCGCCCAAAGATGGCCCCAAACATAACGAGGGCGTTAGCGAGCGCAAAGGTTGGCTGCGGCTGTTGAGCCGTGTTGATGATCCAGCGGGTCACCCTGCCTACAAGAGACGGGGTATCGAACCACACATGCGGGAAGTTTTCCTTGGTGCTCTTTTGAGTCTTCTTAGGCTCCTTGAAGTTCGTAAGGTCAACGAGCTTGACCGCCTTGACGGGATTCAGATCAATGTGGACTGGCGGTACCCAGCCGTTTTGTTGAGCGTAGTAGTAGAGAGTTCCTGCGCCGATTTTGCTAGGCGGCGACTTGCTGTAGTGATCCCAGCGTTGACTGGTTTCTAGGCTGTTGTACTTGCCAGAGGCTCGCGACCACTGATCGAATATATGCAATCCCTTACCTTCGGTGGCGCAATAGATGGCCATGCCGATACGGTTCCAGTCGTCCCACGAGAGGTCTGGGTTTGGTACATACTTCAGGGAATCCTCGACCGCTGCCAGAGTTCCCACGAGCCCGTCGTTGGAGGTTTTAAGATCCTTTTCTGCTAAAAGCGTGCTGACCAGCCTCTTACGTCTCAGATTAGGCGGTAAAGCGTTATAAGCCTCTTCAGCGGCCTCCAGCACCTGCTGACGGGTCACGATTGGCAGGGCGTTTACGGGCGTCTGGTGCGGTGCGTCGAACGGCCATGCGTAAGGCTTGTTGGTCTCCGGGTGATAGGCGTAAGCAACGAACTGCTGGCCGACCCCAAGGACTTCGATAGGGTGCAAGGAGATCTTACTGAAGGGCTCTAGTGTCCGGTACAAGTACAGGGCCTTAGGGGATTTGCCGATGCGGATGAGATCGGTCTGGCCGAGTTTGTTTTGGAACACTTCCCCGACTTTGAGGGCAACGCCTTCGTCCAATACGTCGATGTCAATGGCAACGACTTCCCCCGTTAGGATGCCGATGCCGCAACCGGGCCACTTGGTCCAGATGTCGATATGGGTATTGACAGCGTTGATTTCTGTCCAGCGCGGCAACTCTCCCCAGACGCCTTCAAAGTAGCGCCCCGGTCGCTTAGTGCCCGGCATGATGGGAATGATCCGGTAACCGCCATCAACAAGCTTGGCGGCATAGTCTTCGATGAAGTTGTCAGACATTTTTGATTTGAACCTCGACTCGCTCTTCGCCTTCGTCGTACTGCTTGCTGGCAATAATTTGAGCAACAGCGGCGTCATCTTGCAGAACGATGCCGTTCATGGAGTCCAGTATTACCTTGATGATGTTGTCGAGATCCGGTCGAGAAGTGTGCCAGCCCGTCTTCTTCTTGCTGTTGAAGTAGGCTGTGATCGTGACCTTGACAGGCCCTTCTAGCATAGCCTTACCAAACATAGCAATCTGGAACAGCGACTTAACTTCCTGCTCGTACTTGCGAGTCTTGAAAGGCGTGTAAGCGACCATGTTGCCATTCTTGGCACGACCAAAGCGCGGCCTTCCCTTGCTGACCGGCTTGCCAACAATCACTGCATCAATCATGTGTCAACCCCGCTAATTTATGAATTTTTTGAACGATGCGCCACGGCGTAAGGCTCTTACGGTTCAAGTAGTTCGCCAAAGTATTGCGATGAATCTTGAGCCTCTTTGCCGCAGAACTAATGGTGAGCCCTTGGCGATACAGCAGCAGATACACCTTGTCCCTATCAGACATCCAATCGTAAATACCAATAGCCACTTGCCCTTTGGTTACTCTTTCAATTACCTTCTGCCACTTAGGCGATGGTGCTCTTGAGCCAGTCACCCAACGGGTCACAGCTTCACGAGAGCAGCCGCACATACGCGCAAACTCTGAGTGTGTCAATCCTTTCGATTCGATCCAGTCGTCAAGGGTCATTTTTCCTCCTGCCCACGGTGACATCATGCCACCCCTTGCAATCCGTCACAAGGGGGAGTATCGTTCGACTACCGGGTAAGCCGGGAACACGCTAAACACGCTAAACAAAGGAACACGCAAATGAGAACTGAACTTGAGATTGCCGAAGATCTCTTCAAGGCCAAGCAGGCTGAGAAGGAGGCTGAAGCAAAACGGATAACTCTGGAAGAAGAACTTGTCGCAGTCCTTGGCAAGCGCGACGAGGGAAGCAAGACCCACTCAGTGGGCGACTACAAGGTGACCATCACCGGGCGAGTCAACCGCAAGATCGACTGGGAAGCGTTCGACACTTTGTCGCACAAGATCCCTGAGAACCTGTGGCCGGTGAAGCGGGCCTTGGACGAGACTGGTGTCAAGTACCTCGCGAACAATGAGCCGCAACTCTACAAGGTGCTTGCTCCGGCGTTGACCGTTGCCCCTGCAAAAACCACTGTATCAATCGTCATGGGAGCATGAGATGGCTATTTCACTTCAAAGCTTACGTAAAACAGGCACTGCCCGACCGCCACGCATTGTGGTGTACGGCACCCACGGCATCGGTAAGTCCACCTTTGCTGCACAGGCTCCGAATCCGGTCTTTATTCAGACCGAAGAGGGCTTGGATGCGGTCAATGCAACGGCCTTCCCGGTATCGCAGTCTTTTGATGACATGATGGAAGCGATTGGTTCGCTGGCCTCTGAGGATCACGACTTCAATACGGTTGTGCTCGACTCAGCGGATTGGGCGGAGCAGTTGATCCACAAGCGCGTTGCACAGGACAACAACGTGGCCACCATTGACGCCATTGGCTACGGGCGCGGCTACAAGGCGGCAGGTGATTACTGGAAGCAGTTGCTGGAAGGCTTCGATCATCTGCGTACTGTCAAGAACATGCAGGTTGTGCTGCTGGCACATACACAGGTCAAGCGATTCGATGACCCGCTGGCCGACCCGTATGACCGCTATCAGTTGGATCTGCACCACGGCAGCGCGAGTCTCATCAGCGAATGGTGTGACATCCTGATGTTTGCCAATCAGCAATACACTACTGTCAAAAGTGATGTGGGCTTCAATCAGAAGGTCACTCGCGCAATTGGCACCGGCAGTCGTGTACTGTACACGCAAGAGCGTCCGGGCTGGCAGGCCAAGAGTCGATGGCCGCTGCCTGATATGGTTCCCCTCGACTATCCCAAGTTTGCGGATGCCTTGAGCACTGCAATGACCAACGTAATCGGAGAGTAAAATGGCTAAGCTGAATTTTGATGCAAACGCTTTTGATGGTGTCGAAGCCCCACAAGAGAACACCCTTCTTCCGGCTGGTGAGTACACCATGCAGATTGTGCAGTCCGATATGCGGGCTACCAAGGCCGGCACGGGTCAGTATCTGTGGCTGGAGTTTGACGTTGTGAGTGGCCCCTGCGCTCCGGGTCGAAAGTTCTGGGATCGACTCAACATTGAAAACCCGAACGATCAGGCCAAGAAGATCGGCTTGTCGCAGTTGCTGGCAATCTCTAAGGCAGTGGGCTTTGCTTTCCCGCCGCCGGACTCGCAGGAACTGCACTTCAAGCCCGTCAAGGTCGTGATCAAGCACAAGGAAAACAAGCAGGGCGCTTTGGAGACCCGTCCCAGCTATTACGGGCTGACGGAAACCCCGAAGGCAGCTCCTGCTGCTGCACCGGCTGCGGCTCCTGCTGGGGCTACTCCGAAGCCTTGGGAACGGCATAAGAAGTAACGGCGAGGGCGCGGCATCTTGGTGTTTCCCCCCACACACCCACCGCTACACTGGGATGTCGCGTCCTCTCCTTGAGAGAAATAATGGCCAAACTACCTGAAACACATGACCCCACTTTGCTCGCTATTGACGCTGCCTTAGAGGGATCTCAAGAACAAAGAACTAGGAATTATCTTGGAGCCTCTTCTATTGGCGATCCGTGCGACCGCAAATTGTGGCTGAATTTCAGATGGGTCAAACGCGGCTTTATTGAGGCTGCGGGCTTAAGACGAATAAATGATGGGCACCGGGGTGAAAAGGTGGTCGCAGACTTGCTCCGGATGGTTCCGGGGCTTGATCTTTCCACGGAAAAGGAACCCGGTGTCCAGCATTCCTTTGAGGCTTTAGGCGGTCACTTTCGCGGCAACTGCGACGGCTTGCTGATGGGCTTACTGCAAGACCCAACGACTCTGTATATGTGGGAGTGCAAGATCGTCAACGAAACCAAGTTTAAGAAGTTGGACTCGCTGAAGATGAAGAATTCGGCAGACGCTCTGAAAAACTGGGACATCGTGTATTACGCGCAAGCGCAGATTTACATGCACTTCTTCAATGCTTCAAAGCATTACCTGACAGTAGGTTCCCCCGGAGTGCGTGACCTAACGAGTGCTGTAACAGAGTACGACAAGGGTGAAGCCGAGAAGTACATCGAAAAGGCAAAGCGAATCATCTTCTCGCCAAGACCATTTTTAAAGATTAGCAATGATGCTGCATGGCACGAGTGCAAGATTTGCTCATTTCATTCCATGTGTCACGAACAGGACATGCCGAGACACAAGAGTTGTAGAACCTGTCTGCACAGTACTCCGCTGAAAGAGGGCGGCTGGAAGTGCGAACTGCATCAAAAGGACTTGGACACCGAAGCTCAAGTTAAAGGCTGCGGGAGTCACTTGTTTGTTCCCGACTTGATACCCGGAGAACAGATAAACTCAGGGCCTAACTGGGTTGAATACAAGATGCCCGGAGGTGCCGTATGGATCGACAAGACGACCTGAGCGAAGAAGACGTTGAGGCGACGATGCTTCTGAATAGCGATCAGATGTTTGTAATTATGAAAGCTCTGGATGTGTATGCCTACGCGCTGATTGTTTCAGAAAACAAAAAAGAATTGCGTGAAGTTAAGAAGATTGCAGAGATCATCTTGTCTAAGATGCCGAAGCCGGAGTTGAATTCGTGATTAACCTTAGACCATATCAAAAAGAAGCCATTGATAGCACGTTTCGGTACTTTGCTGACAACGACGGCAACCCGCTGATTGTGCTACCCACTGGAACTGGCAAGTCAGTTGTGATTGCAGAGTTTTGTCGTCAGACGCTGAAAGACTGGCCAGATACTAAGATTCTGGTAGTCACTCATGTTCGCGAACTGATCAAGCAGAACCACGACGAATTGAAGACGCTATGGCCCGAAGCCCCGGCGGGGATCAACTCCGCTGGTCTTAAGAAGCGTGACTACGACCCGTCAATTGTGTTCTGTGGGATACAGTCGGTTCACAAGAAGGCATCGAATTTTGTGAAGGTCGATTTGGTGTTGATTGACGAGGTGCATCTGGTGCCTCGCAAGACCAATACGATGTATCAGCGGTTCTTGAGTAACTTGAAGATTATGAATCCGCACATGCGGGTAATCGGGTTGACTGCGACTCCCTACCGACTGGACTCTGGGCTGCTGCACACGGGTAAGGAAGCTTTGTTTGATGCCGTCTCTTATGAGGCAGAACTGAAGGATATGGTCGATCAGGGTTACCTTACCCGGCTGATGTCCAAGCAGCCCAAGACCAGACTAGATGTCTCCAGTGTCAGTATTCGTGGTGGCGAGTTCGTAGCCGGTGAACTAGAGCGTGCCGTGGATCGTACCGATGTCAACGAGTCGGTTGTACGCGAGATTGTCGTGCTGGGTGCCGAACGCAAGTCTTGGCTAATCTTCTGCGCAGGGGTCAAACACGCCACTCACATTGCCGAGATCGTCCGCCGATACGGCGTTAGCTGCGAAACCATTTTTGGCGATACCCCGAGTGCTGAGCGTGATCGGATTGTCCGCGACTTCAAGGCAGGCAAGATCCGCGCACTGGCGTCCATGGGGGTATTAACGACGGGGTTCAATGCGCCAATCGTGGACCTGCTCGCCATACTTCGGCCTACAGAGTCAACCGGCTTGTACATACAAATCATGGGTCGAGGGATGCGTAACTCGCCCGGCAAGGAAGACTGTCTGGTGCTGGATTTTGCTGGGAACATTGCACGCCATGGGCCGGTAGATCGGGTCAACCCCAAGAAGCCCCGCCAGAGCGACGGAGAAGGCGTAGCACCAACTAAAACCTGTCCCAAGTGCCAGAGCATCGTCTTTGCTGGAACGTCTGAATGCCCAGATTGCGGCTATAAATGGCCCCCGACGCCGATAGCCATTGATCAGACGGCAACGACGCTACCAGTGATGAGCATGAATGCTCCTTCAGAGTGGTTTAAGGTCAACTCTGTCTCCTATAGGCTACACAAGAAGGCAGGCAGTCCTGACTCTATGCGGGTGGAATACCGCTGCGGGATAGCCCTGCACAGCGAATGGGTCTGCTTTGACCATAAAGGCTACCCGCACGATAAGGCACTTCGCTGGTGGCAGCGGCGCATGACAGGGCCCGGCATCCTGCCTAAGTCAACGGCTGACGCTATTGAGAAGTCCGAATCTCTACGCAAGCCAACCGAAATCAAGGTTCGCAAGAATGGCAAGTACACAGAAATTGTCGAGTTTCGGTTTATGTCCGATGTGCAATCGGGAGGCCAGAGGATTCCTGTACATGCCACCGCCCGGCATCACTCGACGGGCTAAAAGACTCTGCTCACTTCGCTGCATGGATGACTACATGATCGACAAATCACCCAACGAGAAACTGGCTTTGAACGATGCTTCAGCGGCTGCAGGGCACTACATCGAAGCCACCGGGATGTACAACTTTCTGGACTTTACGCCAGATCAGTTTGACGAGTTTATTGAGTCAATCGTCACAGCTTATGTGGAGTCTCTTCAGGGTCAAAGTCCGCAGGAAGAGCAGATTCGCTTCCCTTGATGTATCCGTGCCCACGGCAAGACTCTTCGTTTAGATGCAGCATGACTATGCCTGAGTACTTGGTGTGGGAGCACCAGCCCTCGCCGTCATACGTCTTGATAAAGTTCTTGCACTGACCGCAGCGCATCATACCCGTTGCCCTCTAAAGTAAGCCTGCCCATTAATCACTACGCACATTTCAGGTTCCAAAAGCCGTCCGTCCCTGAATGTCAGCACCACAAAGCCCGATGCCCAGTTAAGCGGCCCAGCCTCTGTGTAGTGAAACTGTGGCCCCTTGGGTTCTGCCAGAGTGCCTGTGTCTACGCCGTACCTACGGCCACGGTAATCGCCCCACGGGGTGTATTGGAGCTTGTGCAGGTGTCCATGGACGTAATTGACCCCAGAGCGTAAAGCACTGTTATACGCCGCGTGGATGCCTCCACCCACAGGCCGATGCCGGATGACCGTCCAACTCTCACTTTCTGCATTAACATGCACTGCCCAGCCAGCCCGCCAACGCGGTAAGTAGTCGAGCAGCATTGCCCCCGGCATCTCCTCCATCTCTGGAGCGTTGGTGCACAGGTAGTTCTCAAAGCGGGCGTCGTGATTGCCAATCGTGCGGATCAACTTTGCCTTGCCAGCAGCCCTCTCAATTTCGCCGCAGCGGTCCTGAACGGCATGGATCTCTTCCTTGAGTTCCGGCTGCTTCTCCCAAAGGGATCTGGGGTGCCTGCTGATCCGGGCCCCATCCAAGATGTCTCCATTCAGGATGACTAAAGCCGGACTAAGCGACTTAACTAACTTGCAGAAGGCTTCGTGCGCAGGGGTAACAATTTGGGGCCAGTAGTGCGCGTCAGAGGCTATCAGGACAATGGCATCGTTGACATCAACGTGCATCTCGGTTTCATAACGCCTTGCCCTATCTTCAGACAACTTGGTAATGGCGTTGCCAACCATCGTGTTTTTGCTGGTCTTGGAGGTAGGCGGGATCACACTTGGAAGCGATATTCCGTACTTTTTCTCCATGTTTCTTCGTCTAGAAGCCGCTGCCCTAGTGGCCATTTTTAAGTATTTTGCTACGGCAGATGGAGATCCTAGTCTATTCCAAGCGTCAATAAACTCTTCGTCACTGATTCGCTTTGACATCATTCACCTTTAACTGGATCCCAAGCTCTTGTCGGCGCTTGTGAGTCTTCTTATCGTCGCGAACGGCTCGCCATTCCAAATGGCCATCGACAAGGCGGAATTCTTCCCTGTGTACCAAAGCGCAGTCGCAACACTCTGTATGCGTATACCCACGGACGCGATACCACTTGCCGTCCTCAATCTGGACAGGAGTGTACTTGTCCTTCTTTTTCATGGGCTTGACTCTACCTGCTTGCGTAGCGTCTTAGCAAGTCCTGCTCTGCTAGGGTGTATACGGGACCGCCTCTTTTGAATTGAGGGGCTTCCTCCTCGATCTCAAAGCCGCCCGGAATAAAGTCAGCAGCTTCTTCTGCGCGAGCCTCTTGCTCCACCTTAGAACGCTCTTCTCCAGCAAGTGCCGTTTTCCCAGATGTATAAAAAGACCTTGGGATTACACGAGCCAAAGAGTCAGCCATTTTTCCAAGAGCAGCCGGATTGCTTAGGTCAAACTTTATGTTAGTGACCGTATTAGCCAGTTTCTGAACACCGTTTGGATCAAGAAGCAGTTCCATGATGGCATCGTCAGTCGCTGTAGACAACTTAGAACTGTTGTACTTTGAAAGAAGTCGCACGACTTTTTGAGGAAGGCTAGAAATTCGATCACGCAAAGTTGAAGACAAGTATGGAATGTCAATACCCGGAACAATTTGCGCCAAGGCATCAAGTTCCCTACGATCAATGGCTACGCCAAGCTTGGAAATATCTGCTGCCGAAACCTTGTCAGAAAAAAGTGCAAGCCTTCTAAGCGATGGCTGGAATGCGCTTCCAAATATCGCATCTATGCCTGCCTTGTTTGCAGGGTCAGAAACATATTGCATAAAGCCACCAGCATTTCGCCTGCCGATATTAACTGCCTCAACACGAAGCGCATTGCGAACCGCCTTAGCCGTATCAGCATCAAGATCCCCAATGTCACGCATAATCTTTTGGCGCTGACGAGGATTGTTGATGATGTTTGAAGCCAACGTAGCATAGTCTGGCGCGTCAAACTGGGTCAAAGCATTATTGGCAACGCGAGTCTCCGCTGTCTTGGCGGCTTTATCCAAAGAGTCCATTCGCGCTCTAAGCTGACGATCATCCAGAACTGCTTGCCGCAGCCGATCTTCAAGCCCCGGAATCTGCGAAACAACTTCTTTTTTGTCTTTAAGGTATTTCGCAAGCTGCGCGGCATTTAACATGCCATCTTTAACAGCCTTTTGATATACCTCTGCAATGATTGCATTTTCTGCAATAGAATCTCCAGCCTCTTTACCAACGGCACGAATAAACTGGTTATAAGACTCAGAATTTTTGACTACAACAGGCGCAACTTGAGTGGCATATTTCTTGGCATCAATGTCTTTAATGCCTTGCTCAGTAAACGGCACGCCAACTTTGTTGTAGTACTCCAAATCAATGTCAGCAAGACGCTTACTGTACCCCTCAGGGATCGTATCTCTAGATCCATCAACAACTTGCTCAAGTTGATTTACCTTACGCCGAGCATCATCGCTCAGTTTGCCACGCTTGATTTCATTAATTGCACGCTTAAGCGAGTCCAAGTTATCAAACGAAAGCGTCGGGTACTCATCTTCAACCTTTGCAGCCTGTGAAATAGGCTTTCCATCTGGGCCCAAAATCGCAGGCGGAGCTTCTCCCTCGACCTTCTTTGGCTCAAGATAGGACATAATCTTCCTATCCAAAGGCGTTCCTTTGCCAAAAATGTCTCGCAGATTGTTCTGTACAACAAAGTCATAAATCTGTTGAACGCCTTCTGGAGGCATTTCGATGCCTTTGGCTCGGGCTTCGTCAAGCAACTCTTGGTACTTAGGAGCCAATTCTTTTCTGGCAGCGGCCTTTCGCTCTTCAACCAAGGACTCAATCTGCTTGCCAAGAGTTTCCGGATCTACAGCAGGAGTAACTCCCTCAGTTATGTCGGTTAGCTGACGCTCAATGTCCTTGCGTCGCCGCTCAACAACAGGCTTAACCTTGAGTCCTGCTTCTGGCTTAACTTCAGCGCCATACGGCTTGCCAAACATCTTTTCGCTTTTTGACTGAATGTCAGAAGATGCTTGTTCAACGACGCGATTTACGCGCTCTCTGAAGGATGGATTGATTTTTGCCAGTCGCTCAACTTGCTGACGAATAACGGGGTTGTCGGCCATGGCAATGACCAACGGCGCATCAGCCTTGTTTACAAACTGAGAGGCATCGTTGACCAACTGAATGAGCGCCTCAACAGACTCTGCTCCCTGCTCCTTTGCAGCAAGGTCAAGCAAGTTTTTTGCAGCGCCACGAGCATACGTTTCAGTCGCCTGAGGAGTGCCCTTTAGGATGCTTCGATTTTTAGCAAGTTGCTCTATACTGCGAGAAAGCGTATCAGTGGCTAATTCTCTAGGCGCAGCCGTTCCCATGCCGCCGAGCAATGACCCAACAAGGCGGCCAGCCCCAGTTTCTTCACCGCCAGTAACAGCGCGTTCAACCTCTGCGCCAGCTTTTCCGCCAACTTCTGCGGCAGTACCTGTCAAAAATTCTCCAACGGCGCGAACAGGGGTCTTTATCAAGCCAACGCCACCAAGATAACTGGTCGGGTCAGCAGCGGCTTCAATACCTGCTCCAACAACCTCACTAATAGGGCCGGGAGCACGCATGTCAACTTTAGGTGGCTCAAAGCCAACGGCTTTATAAGCAGGGGCAACTCGACGCTGAGACTCTGTAAACGCCTCAGATGCGGCCTGAACAACAGGCTTTGGCTTTTCCCCCATGCCGTATACGCGCTTCATGGTTTCTTCTGGCGTCATGGCACCGGACTTAGCAATCTCTGCCTCTGCCATTTTGCCGTAACCAGCGCGAAGCAATGCGTCTAACGCAGCCGGGGCACTAATAACGCCTTTCTTCAAAGCATTAAGAAGGTACTCACCAACGCCAGCGGGCTCTTGAGGAGCAGTTTCTTCAGGCTGCTCAATCTCGCGATCACCAAGACGAGTAACCGTAACTTCCGGCTTAGGTTGAGCAGCAGGAGCAACCCCCACTTTTTGCTTCAACTCGTCTAGTTCTTCTGGAGTGAGAGCCTCATCAAACTCGTATTTTTTGCCGCCGACTTCGTAAATAGGCATTTAAATCCCCTACTACTTTACTGGCCTACCAGACTTGCCACCGCTCAAAGTTACAGAGCCTTCATTGCCAGCCTTATCTGCTCGCTCTCGCTCTTCTTTAAGTCTCTTTTGCTCTTCTGCTCGACGACGCCTTTCAGCAGAAGTCACCCACTTTGGCCCAACAATTCTTTCCACTGCGGGTTGAGATATGTCGCTTGCACCTGAGAAGGTATCAAGGATGCCCTCCCGGCCAGAGTTGTATTGCGGGGCTAACTGATCTTCAATAACAGAAAGAACTTTACCCTTATCATCCAAAGACAAATCAGATGGTACGCCACTTAAAAACTTAGAGATGCTGCTAACCATTCTTGATGGGAAACTTCCCGCATTAGCAATTGTGTTAACCTCAAGCATGCTTAACTGTTTATCGCCTTGAAGGCCTGCAAGGTACCTATCTAATTGAGAGCTTGCTGTTGGGCTTCCCTTTTGAGCAGCATTTAAGAGCGCCTGCGCCTGACTCACTGCGTTTAATTTTTCACCAGTAGGACCAAGTTTTCTATCCCGAACAGTTGCAACGCGAGACTGTACAACAGTTGACGGACGATCCGGATCTGGCTCCGATTTTTCCGCTTTAGGCGCACGAGATGCCATAGTCTTCGCTCTTTGCCGACGCATTATTTCCTGCTCTTCAGGAGGCAAATTAGCAATCAATCGCTCAAATTCGCTAGTCCCAACCGTCCTCCCCTTCTGAGCCTCAATCATCATTTGCCTTTGAGCCAAAGAAGTCAGGCCACGCATAGCGGCTTGTTGAGTCTTTTGCGCCTCAGTAAGACCGTACTTAGCCCCCATCTCTTCAAGGGCAGCGATCTTGACCTGCCGCTCTTTTTCAGCCTGCTTTCTCTCCTGACCGTACTCGCCAACGTCGCGCAAGAAGGTATACAGGTTCTGCCGCTCATAAAAGCGGGGATCGTTTTGGGTGCGCGGAGCAGCAAGCTTTTGCGCAAGACCCATCAGCGCTTCTTTACGGCTGGGTGCCTCTAGCAACTTGAGCCTTGCCTCTTGAATTTGTTCAAGGACCTTACGGTTCTTTTCCGCCTCAGAAGAAGCAGAGGACAACTGCTTGCGAAGTTCATCAATAGACGCTAATGAGTCAAGAGGCCCATAAGGAACCTCTTCATCAGCGGTCTCGTCAACGGTCTCGTCCTGAAGTTCGTCCTCAAGACCTGCTTCTTCGTCTTCATCAAAAAGAGGCATAACTTACTCCGTTAACCGCCCTTCGGCGTTTCCTTGTCCGGAAAGTACTTTTTAATGAGTTCTAAAATCTCATTAACACCAGCGCCGCCAGTAATGATCTTTTTAATCAGTGGATCTTCACCCGGAGATCCCGGCGTAGTGGTTTGATCAACCACCGTGGTCTCCGGCAACTGAATGCTTTTAAGGATTTCAGCCATGAAAGCAATTTTGCGCTCCGGATCTTTCTCCTGCTCAAGGAAGTCTTTGTAAGCAAGTTCCAGATTCTTCTGCTTCATCTCGCGCTCTTTCTCGCCAATGTCCATGTAAGTCTTGGCTTCGCGACCACCCAGAACCTGCTCCGTCTCGGCAGCGCCCATATACTTATCAGCAAGAGCCCGAAGGTTCTCAGCATCCTTGAGCGACAGCTCGCCACGAGTACTGCCAATACGGCTCAACAGTTCAGCGTCTGCCGAAGTCAACTGGCCCGCAGCCCTGCCAATTTCAGCAAGTCGAGAAGCGTCGTCGCCCGTCAACTGACCAATTTTGCCGCCAATGCCAGAAATACGCTCAACGTCTCTAGCAAAGATGTCCGCTGCCTGACCATAACCAGCCTGCAACGCCTTGCTCTGCTCACCCAAAACGGACTGCTGGACATCACGCAGGGCACGAGCGCCAAACTCTCCCATACGGGTGCTGCCCGGACCCACGCCAAACTGACCAGAGCGAATAAACTCTTCGCCTACCGCCGGGAGATACTTTTCCTGAAGTTGCTTTACACCAACATCTGCGATTTGCTCAACAACCGCCTTGGTGTACGGATTCATGTATTCCGCAGCAGCTTCAGGGAAAGTCCTTGCCGCATAAGCAAGATAAGGCTGCGCCGCCGCTACCCCAGAAGCACCCGCTGCCTTGGAGAAGTAGTCCCTCGCAGCACCAGCCCCAGACATCTTCTCTGCCCTAGAAAGGGCATCTTCCGCAGCCCCAAGGCCGCTGTACTTCTTGGACGCCCCCAAGGCATCGTAAGCCTCTTTCAGCGACGGCTTGTATGCTCCAGCCGCTGTCTTGGCCTTCTCAAATCCTTCGCGCTCAGTGGCTGTAAAGTCTGCAATACGCGGGCCGGTATAGGTCGCATAAGGAAGATCGCCAATGGCCTTAGCCTTGCCAAGGATGTCCGAAGCGTATTCGTTATACCATGCAGGCAACTGAATGCTGGTCGTAGTCGTTGATGAACCAGCAGTTGGGGCTTTGCCACCGAACAAAAAGTCTACTACGCTCATTAGGTCAACCCTCCGCCCATGTACTTATCGGGCGATTTAGCGTCCGGACTGATCTGGCCACGCGATAGGGCACGACCCTTGTGCCTCCGGATATTAGCACGGAATTGGTCCATTCTACGGGCCCCCTCCTTGGTCGAGCCGTCGCCCAAAAGAGCCAAGGTTTCAGCGTCCATTACATACTCCCCGTCGCTGAGAAGTGCCGGAATCTTGTCGTCCCGACCAGAGCCTTCTCCGGCCATATATCGGGAACGGTTAGACCCCCCGGCGGCGTACCCCGTCAGACCCCCCATAGCCATGCCCGTTTCAGGCTCCTTGGCCGGTGGCTGCGTCGGTGCAACCACTTTCTGGGCGTACTCAAAAAACCGCGCCTCCGGACGGGTGCCGTAGGTGTAGTAGTCAATGTCCGGGCTCAACTGGGTACGCTTGATTTCGTACTTCGGCAACGCTCCGCCCAGACCGCCAGTGACGCCAGTGCCCGTAGTTTTAGTCGTAGTCCCCGAAGAGGAAGCCCCAGCCGCTAGACCCCCAAGGAGCTTCAGGATGTTCTCAGGGGTGGCGTAATCGCCCAGCAGGTCCTTCAGTTTGTCTAAGAAGGAGGGCTCAGGCTCAGGCTGATTAATTTTCGTAGGCTCTTTTGATAGATCAACTTCAGTTTTTAAAGGAATGTCAACCGGAGGAATAATAATGTCTACTGGCTTTTTCCCAGTAACAGTAATTTCTTCAAGATCTTCCTCAGACAGCGGAGATTCAAACTCAGGAGTCTTTTCCGGAAGATCAACCTTGGTTTTGGTTGAGACATCAACAGGAGTCGTAACTATCGAAGGCTCAGTCTTAGAGGCTTCAACGTCAATTTGCTGAAGATCGTTAACAGTAGGCGCTTCTTCAAACGGAGTGTCCAAAGGACTTGGTTCAGAAGATAAAAAAGGCTCAATTGGCGAAACTATTAAATCTAAGGGCTGTACTTTTTTAGCAGTAACTTTAATTTCTTCAAGTTCCTCTTCAGCCTTCTGCTCGGCCTCCTTAGCCTCTTCTATCTGACGCTCAGACAAAATATCTTGAACGCCACCAGTTGTAACGGTGCTTGCAAGAGCCTTCTCAAGATTTGGCTTAAAGGTAGATACTTCAATTTGTTCAAGACCTGCCTCTGCTTGACTACGCAAAGCATTATCAATTGCCTTGGAAACAAGCGTCCCGGTAACCGCAGATCCAAGCCCTTGTTCAGCAGCGGCACGAACGACAACTTCAGCAAGAGCATCGCCGGTTAACCCAGCAGCAACACCTTGAGTAGCGGCTTTTTCTACAGCCGACTCTGCTGCTTTTGATACAGCACTAGAAGACGGAATAAGATCTCCAACCTTTTGGCCAACAGTGGTTCCAACATAAGTCGCCGCAGCGGCCTTGAGAACAGCCTCCATGTTGCCGCCAGTTTCAGCGTAAGTTTGAGCGGCCTTAGTTAGCGCAGCAGCCGTGGGAGGAATTCCTGCCGCAGCCATAATGGCATCAAGCCCGTACTCGGTTGCAAACTTAATGGCATCAGTTATTACAGACTCTTTCGCTTTAAGCCCCGCTCGCGGATCAGCAAATCCAGCCTTGCCACCCAGTTCCGCAAGGTTTCTCTCCAAGGCACGCTCGGAAATAAAGTCGCTTCGATCACCATATCGCTTGAGGTACTCTTCCTGAGGCAACTCGGCATAGAACTTGCGCATCTCATCTGCCGTCATCGGGCCACGCAGGTAACGCATCTTGTCGGGGTCAATAATGTTCTCAAAGAACATTCCCTTGCCTTCTTGCTCAGCCTTCAGCGCAACATCAAACGCACCCTTGAAGTCATTAGCTTTCAGTCGGTCGCCAATCTCCGAAAGAATCGCATTGCGCTCAAGATAGGGTTCGCTAATTTGCTTTTGGGCAGCGGTAAGGTCTTCTTCAGAAAGACCAGACATTTTTGCCACTTCAGCAGTTGAAACTTCAGGAGCCTTCTGAGGAGCCACATAAGACTTGGCGATCTCCTCGCGCATAGCCTTTTCAGCATCAGTCTCCTCAGGAGCATATAGCGACTTCTCAATAACCGTGGGCAATCCACCACCGCCCCCGCCCCCAAAGTCCAACGCAAAGTTCAGCGCACCAATAGGCTCCATCCTCGCGGCATCGGCTTGAGTAAGCAGTGCATAGGACTCTTGCATGGCCTTGGCTTGCTCAGGAGTCTTCGGCTCAACAAACTGACTAGCTGTCTCAATAGGCGAAGCAACAGCAGGCGGGTCGGCAACCACAGGCTTCGGAGCCTCAACGGGAGCAGCAGCCCTAGCCTCCTCAGCAGCCCTAGCCTCCTCAGCAACCCTAGCCTCCTCTGCCGCACGCTCAGCCGCCAAACGATCCTGCTCTGCTGCAATGCGCTCTTGTTCTTTACGCGCTGCCGCTGCCTCACGGGCTGTCCGGGCTTCTGCCTCTGCACGCTCTGCCATGGCTGCTTCACGAGCCAACTGCGCCTCTCGGGCTGCAATCAGTTCCTGTTCTGCCCCTACATCCGAAAAAGCAGGAGCCATCTCAGGCGCAACCTCAGGACTGTATTGAGACAGGATTGACTCCATCTCTTTAGAAGAAATGCCAGAAACGGCCTCTTCAACATCAGGCATGTCACCATAAGTGTAGAAATTAGCCATGACTCACCTAATCCAAAACTTGGTAAAACCGAAGGGCCCATTCACGCCAGTTTGAAAACTGATACGGCGACGGCGGATTACGTTGCGAAATACCATTAATACCAATGATTCCTGCGCCCCAATTCTGCCACTCGCTTTCTTTCTCAAGACGAGCAATAGGGCCATAAGACTCTAAGTCAAGCACAGTGTAATCAGCCCAATTCTGCAAAGAATGGAATCGCGGGTCTGTTAAAAGACTCACGGGTTTTCTCCCAGAATCGTGCCCGTAGCCGGTTCGATGTGAACAATCGTCTGCCCCATCTGGTAATTGCCGCCAATCACGTTGCTCTCAAACCTAAAGCGCAACTCGCGACGAATCTCGCGGAAATACACTAACTGCTGCTGCTTGGTCTGGGGAGAGGCGTAAATGGTCTGTGGGTCACTCGTAACCTCAGCAGACTTGACATTGGCCCGACCCGTAACCTGAACCGTCATGTCGCCTGCCTGAACAAAGTCTGGCTCAATCATCTCAACGCGAAGGGCCATGTTCTGCGGGTTTTCTGAAGCAAGAAGCGACATGTCAGAAGTCTCAAAGTACGACTGCACCGGCCTGATCTGAGTGCCGTTGATCTCATCCACTCCGTACTCGTGCTGCCACACCACATACCCCTTCGGGTCGTTGATGATTCTGGGGCTACCGTCTTCGGTTACACGCAAGTCACCAGTGTCCGTGATGCGATAAATAGGCTGCGTCGCCTCAGTGTCAATAACACCAATCACCAGCGGAGAGCTAAACACCTGCGCATACTGACCAGCAGAACGCCCGCCATTGGGCAGAATGGTGTCGTACCACGTTTCCTCACGCACGTTGTAAATCACAGCATGAGTACATTCAGTAGCGTTGCCACGGGGGTAGCACCACCAGATCTCGCCCCAGCGCGGTACTTTGAATGCAAAGACCTTTTGACGCTGAGCATAGTTCAAGTTGTCGTAAAACCAGTTCAGGTTAAGCTGATTCGGTACTTCGCGTACAACACCGTTGAACATCAAGAAGCGGTCAACGCCGCACCAGAAGTACAAACCATCGTACTCAATCACACTCTGCCCAGAGAGAATGCTTGACTGCGAGGTAATGGTGTCAAAGTTGAAGATGGACGATCCACCTACATACGTCGCACGAACCAAAGAGTCCAAAGACCAAAAGAGACCAGACGGAGCATTGCCAGCACCCGCTCGCAGCGGAAGCCCCTTGACGATCTTCTGACTGGTTACACGGGCAGCGCCAGAGCCAGATCCGCTCCAGTCATCCGTATATCCCGCACGGCTCCACTGCACAAAGCCATCTGTGCCATAGGCAAACACATACGGCGCAAGCGCCACAATTCCGCCAGACACCGTAACCGCAGGAACTAAGTCCAAAGCGCCCGTGCCGTTGTCGTAGCCGCGATACAAAGCGCCATTCTGATCAGAAGAAATGTCTTCCAGATCCGACGATACATGCGCCAGAATTTCGTTCTGATTGGTTGTGGTGTTATACGCCACATCAAAATGCCACATGGCATCAATGTCGCTAACGTAATACAGGTTCGTCCGATTGGTGACAATGCTGCTCGCGCCGTTTTGGCTCAGGCGAAACCGGAACACGCCATCCGACGTACCAATATGGACATAGGTATATCCATTATGATTGTGAATGTGCATGCCACGCGCAATGCCATCTAGCCGGTCTTGAAGAGCACGATAGCCGCCCATCTTTCTCGGCAGGCCACGCTGAAACCGGCACCACTGCCCGTCAACGTAATAGTTGCCTTCAAACTTCGTACCGTCCCGCTTGATACCGGGTTGCGGACGCAGAACAACTGGCTGCAAAGGCATTAGTACGTGCCACCCTTAATGGGGTCAAGATCCAAGGCAATCTGGGCCGCTGAAGTACTCGCAGCAATAAACACAGCGTTACCTACGGTCGTAGCCCCAAGGTTTGTTCTAGCACCCGATGCCGTTGTAGCGCCCGTACCACCCTGCGCCACAGAAAGCGGGATACCAATCGTGGACGTATCAGCATCCACCACATCCGTACCGTCGCAGTACAAGATGGCCCGCGCACCCTGCGATACCGTCACACCCGGCGATGCCTGACCCGAAGTGCGAATGCCTAAGGTGTAAGACCCCGTGGTCTGGTTGCTCACCCAGTACTGCTGGGCAGTCGTCGGAACAATGATGTCCCGGTTACCAGTCAGCGCACCCGTGAAGATATAAGCCGTCTTGTTTAGCTCGGCAATCGATAGCGTGTAGTTACCCGAACCGGCAACGTCAATCTGCAACACGCTAAAGGCATAAATGGCAGACTGACCAAAACCAATCGTCCAGAACTGAACACCATCCGTCACGATGATGCAGGAGTCTCCCGGCGACAACACAAGCGTCGAAGCGCCGTTAATCGACTCTGAACTATTTGGGTCAATCGTCAAATCGCCCGTGCCGTTGTTACGAACTTGCACAAACCAGTCGTTGCCCAAGGTCGGGGCAGCGGTCACGCTCAAGGTTCCTGAACCACCCGTCCAAATCAGCGCCTTGGCACGGTCGCTCACACCCGTCGTGTAGTTGGTGTTAAAGGTCGAAACCGGAGCAGACTGGTTCAGCGTCGTAGCAATCGCCTTCAGCCCAAGACCTGCCAGAGCCGACGCATTTGCCGCAGATGCCGCCGCCCCGTATTGGAACGACCGCCATGTGCCCGCAGCAGTGCTGTTGTCAGTCAGGTAAATCTGAAACGTACTACCAGAAGTCGGTGCGCAAATCTGCACGCCAGTGCTCGTCTTAACCGTAAAGGTATTTGACCCCACGTTGTTAAAGAGCACCGTCTGGCCCGTGGATGCCTCAGTCGCATCCGGCATCGTAATGACCAGACTCGTTGTCGTAGCATTGATGTCCATGATGGACGCCACAACGTCGTTCGTCGGAGCAGTCTCTAAAGGCCAATCCACAGTCTGACTAATGGTCAGAGATACATAGCGATACGAGACATCACTTGGATAAAGAGTCGTGCCGCCGAAAGTTTGTGTAAAGGATGCGGTCATGGTTATGCCTCGCGCCGGTTCGTAGACCGATCAACAATCTTTTGCAAGTCTTCGCCGTTCAACGCCGCCAGCGCACGATCATAATACGACTGCCAAAGCTGCACACGTTGGTC